AAAATAGTGCCAGCACTAATTAAAGAAACTGGAGCACCCTGGCACTAATCTTTCACAACTTTCTTTTCCTTTCTCCTATGGCAATCCAATTAGACGATGACCTTACAGCTAGTCGTGTGATCGGGGGTACACAAGGTACCCCCTCTTTATATATATATAGTTGGGGCTAAGTGGAATACAGCTAGAAAGTTAAGCGGTTCTAGTTCATGTGAATTTACTTTTTGAAGGGGGAGGCAGGGGGGACAACACGTGGAGTACCACGGGGGAGAGTAAGGATAGGGACTTCACCATCATGACGAGCATGCCAACGATCAGCATCCTGCTTGCCACGGCGAAGATTGATTTGAAGTGCAGTACGGTCTTCCTCATCATCGAAATGATCAAGGACACCTTTGGGTTCGCCAACATAGTCAGGATCATCCATAGCCTCTGAACGCTCAGCAAGAGACTCAAGAAGATGCGGAGTGACTTCAGAAGGATCATCGAGACCGGCTTCCATCATCGCAGCAACGGAAGAACGAGGTTGTTTCTTGGGTGGAGTATAGCCACTCTTAGCACGAACATAGACACGATCCTCAGAATCAAGTGACTCAGCAGCAAGGGCATCATCGGCAGCCACAGCACGACGAACAGCAGCGGCACCAGAGGCAGACTGAGACACTCCAAACTTGGGGCTACGGAATGTCATATAGTAGACTTGCTCCAGAAGAAGATTAACATTAGTAGCCTGAGTAGAGGTCGCGGCAGCAAGTTGAACACCACACCAGAAGGCGGGTGCAAAGTAAGTAAGCTTGTTCTGGTTGGCATACCAGTCTTGATCATATGTCACAGAGTCTTCAGCCAAAAAGGTGAAGGAACAGTCATGGAACATGGTCCTTTCTTGAATGTCACTCGCCCAACAGCTACGGGCTGTCTTGGCAACACTATTGTTAATCGCAGTTCGCGATTGCACAGTAGAATAGCTCAACAGATCATTCAAAGTCGAGCGATCAACAGAGGAAGTAAGTTCACCGCGAGTCCCCATGCGATCATAGGCAGAAACAATGGTCAATGCAGTCGAAACAGCACCAGTACTGCCTCCTACTGGCGAGATAATCGAGATGCGCGAGATGACTCCATCACACTTGACAGAGTCGTAGAGATTGGCATATGCCTGATAAAGTGGCGAACCACACGCTCCAGCGCAGCCATTAATCGTACTAGAGTCCGGAGTATCATAGTACGGAGTTGCCGAAAGGAGATTGCTATTCCGGGAACCTGCCGGAATTGTCAAAGTAACAACCTTCTGAGTCTTAACGACGACGCGACAACGTGAACGGGACGAGGTGGAACCAGCAGATGAACGACGACGATAGTACCGACGACGATAACCAGCGTAACGGCGACGATACCTGGCGAACCCAGTACGACGCCTATAACGTGAATAGTAAGGCATTTGTACACAAATGTGCTAGGAAATAAAAACTATAGTGCTGTGGGCTAAATGAGTGGCTTAAATGCGCGTCAGGACAGTTGAAATGTTACAGCTTACACATAAATTTAGAAGCATGCAGAGAAAAAAATGAAATCGAAACAACATTTAAACGCAGCAGGCAATTTCTTTTGGAACCTAATCACTTTCTTTTCATGAATGAACGACGCAATGGCAGCACAGGAACCAGCAGCAAAGAGATGGTGTTTCACCATCAACAACCCAACTGATGAGGACAAGTTCTGGGAAAACAGTGAGCAACAAGAACAACTCGAGTATCTCATTGTGCAGCATGAAGTGGGAGAGAACGGAACACCTCACTATCAAGGATTCTTGATTCTAAAGAGAAGGAACAGACTCACTTGGCTCAAGAAGAATATCAACAGCAGAGCACATTGGGAGAAGACACGCGGAACAGATCAACAAGCAGCAGACTATTGCAAGAAGGACGACACTCATCCTGAAGGCTCTCTCAGGTTCGAATTTGGCACTCTCAAGGCAGCACTTAAGAGGAAAGACAGAGACGAACTTGAAGAGGCAGTCATTGAGGAGGTGAGGAAGATCCAAGAAGAAGGATTCAGAAGTGTCAGAGACATCGACCCTCAAGTCTTGGCACGTCCTGGATTCATGGCAGCATACAACGCACTCACAGCAGATCTCCTTGGTGTTTACAGACCTGAACTCAAGATTGTCACAATGGTTGGACCACCTGGAACTGGAAAAAGCTACGCAATCAACTCACTCTTTCCAAACGCAGGCAGAGCAATCATGGGCAACAGTGGCACTTGGTTCAGCAATCCAACAGCAACTGTAATGGTATTCGAAGAGTTTGCAGGGCAGATTCCACTACAGAAGATGCTGAAGCTACTCGACCCTTATCCAATGGCACTCGAAGTCAAGGGCGGAATGAGACCAGCAATGTACACTCTGGTGATCATAACAAGCAACACAAGGCCAGACGGATGGTACAAAGATGAAGAACAAGGCGGAAAAAGAACAGACGCACTCCTTGCACTCTGGGACAGACTTGGCTTCAAGAACGGGACGAACAGGTGCTACAGGACATGCGGCACCTACTTGGAGCCTGCACCTGGAATGGCACTTGGTGCAACAGGAACTTGGATCGAGAACACACGCACTTGGTTCATGAATGAACTCGAAAAGGCAGCAAACGTGCAGGAACATGAAGAACTCAGCGACGAGGCGCTCGACACAGTCGAACAAGACAAGCTTGAAGATGACATTGCATCTCTTGACGTCTAGAAATGGCCGGTAACACTGTCCCGGCCATTATAGACATCAAAATAGTGCCAGCACTAATTAAAGAAACTGGAGCACCCTGGCACTAATCTTTCACAACTTTCTTTTCCTTTCTCCTATGGCAATCCAATTAGACGATGACCTTACAGCTAGTCGTGTGAT